TGACTGCAACACATCGAATCTGGACTGTGAGACAGCCTTCGAGCCAGTCGATTTCGCGTGCTATGTGCAGGGCATTAGGAACGCCCACTTGCTCGCTGAGGCGGACTGGACAGGGGGAGCTCAGCCCATGCTCGGCGACGGTCTCAAGCGCCCCATGCTCAGTGAAGCCGAGATGGCCCAGTACCGGGTGACGACATGATCGTTGGGTTTCTTTTGGTCGTCGTCGCGCTAGCCTTTATCGGCGCTGGGGTGTGGCAGTGCGCTGAATATCTCGGCGTGCTTGCGTCGTCTAAGAAATCTCAGGGCGACGACGAGGCTGTCTTGTGAGCACGACGCACGAGCAGCCTGCGTTCTACTCGCCGGCCGATCTCTGCGCCCGCTGGCAGATCGATCGACGCACGCTGGACAAGATCTGTCAGGAGTTCGGGATCGAATGGGGCTGGCTGACCCCACGGGTACGGCGCGTGAGTGCGGATCTGGTGGTCAGGATTGAACGGGCCAAGGGGCTGGCGCACGGCTCAACATAGCTATACCTAATAGGGATAGACTTGTGGTAGTATCCCGGTCGGGATAGACCGCTGTGAGACAATCCGGCCGCGTGGCCAAGGTGAAACTCGACGGGTGGCGCTGTGAACGGTGCGGGCACGAATGGGTGCCACGCCGCGCGACGGACAAGCCGCTGGTGTGCCCTAAATGCAAGAGCCCCTATTACGACCGGCCGAGGCGAACGAGGCGAGAGTCGTGATTAGTTGCCGGTGTGGGTGCGGGTTGTCGATGGCGAGCCGTGATAACAAAGGACGCCTGCGCCGGTTCGCTCCTGGCCATCAGTCTCGCGTCAACAATCCTGGGCTAGAGAAGATGCGTTTGGCTCCGAAGCCGCCCAAGGGGGCAATGTATCGGACGGATGGGCACCACTGGAGAACGTCTCGGTGGCGTGCGCGGCAACGGGTTGGCTGCTCTAGATGCGCGTGGGAGAGCATTGGCGGATGCAAGGGCGCCATCGATGCGGCGCATATCGACGGAGACTTCACAAACGGAGCTGACAGCAACCTACTGCCGCTGTGCAAATCACATCATCGGTTATTGGATAGCGGTCGGATTGACCCGTCGAATCCAGTGATGCCTGCCTTCAGGATGGGCAGCGACGGTAAGCGCAGGTACAGCAAGTCCCCGTATTAGAACAAGTGCACTCGGGCGGGCTGTAGCGTCCATCTTGCCCGCCCGCGTAAATCTTCTGAAGCATCGCGGGCACAGGTGGTGAAGGACATCACCAGCCGCATGAAGGTACTGGCCTCAGAGTTGGCGATGTGGCGTCTGTCTGAGCCTGAGCAGATGGACCTATTCGCCAAGCTGAGAGAGGCGATGGACGGACAGCATCAGAGCAAGGCGAAGAAACGAGCAGCATGAGGCCAGCAAGGGCCGATTCAAGCGATTCACAGACGCAAGGAATTAGGAATGGACCGACCGATGGACGGAATCAAGTAATAAGTTAGGTGGTGTTGCTGGGTAAATCCCTAGCGGCATCACCTATCCCTACCTACCATCTCACTACATCTCAGCAACAACACTTCGACATCTGATCGCAGCACGCGCATATTCATAGCGGCGCGATGCCTTCTCATCCCCAACGTCCGTGTCGTGTGGCGACATGTCCACGTCCGGCCCATTACAGAGGCTATTGCGCCGCTCATTCCCTCACCCGTGAACGCGAACGCGGTTCCGCGAGCGCCCGTGGCTACGGTGTGTGGACAGGCTGGCCAAGTCGGCGTCTGGAATACCTTGCGGCCCATCCAGTCTGCGATGAATGCCCATCGAGATCGACCGAGCCCGACCACATCGTCACGGTGAAGGAAGGCCAACGCCGAGGCTGGGACTGGGCACGCATCCACGGTAACGCGAACCTGCGTCCGAAGTGCAAGCGCCATCACAGCCAGCGCACCGCGTGCGAGCAGAGCGGTTGGGGTGGCCTTACGAAGTCTCTCTCATACGCTCAGAAACCGCTGTCCCCTCATTCTCGTGCGCTGTCACCGAATGAGTCAGAGGCCGATGCCTGGGGCTAAGGGCCGATCAGGGGGCCGAAACGCGGCGACGACGCAGGAGCACGAGCAGCGCGGCACGTTGAGAGCGGATCGGCACGGTGGGTACGAGAATCCCGCGCCGCCAGAGGGCAAACCTGAGCCGCCGGCCGTGCTAGACGGCAAGGCGCTTGAGGAATGGCACCGGATGGTCGGCCGGTTGGACATCTCAAAGACGCTCTCGGTGGTGGACGACGCGGCGCTGTATCAGTATAGCCGGATGTTCGCCGAGACCGAGGCGATCGAGGGCATGCAGGCGGACACGTCTGCTGGTATCGACCGACTGGAAGAGAACCTGAGCGGGCTGGAAAAAGGCGAACTGGTCGCTTGTTTTCAGGAGATCACGAAGCTCCGCCAACTTGAGGCGCGTTACGTGACGCAGGTCCGGCAGGGGCGCATGGCGCTCCGGGCCTTTCTTGTGGAGTTCGGCATGACCCCGGCGGCACGGAGCCGGGTGCGGATTATAGGAACCCAAACGGATGAGCCAGTCAAGCCGCTCGCGCGGCTCCAACAACAAGCGCAAGCCCTCAGGCGCGTCAAGTAGCCGCTGGGCGAAGTTCACGCATCGCGTGGACGTGTACGCTCGTGCGGTGCTGGGCGACGTCTCGGCGCGTGAGGTGGTGACGCCGCAACCGGCGAGCAACCTCTGGTGGGTGGCTGGCCCGTATGTGCGTCTGGCCTGCGAGCGGCATCTGAGTGACCGCGAGCGTGAGGGAAGTGCCGGCTTCTCGTGGCAGTTCAACGAGACGGCCGCCGATGCCTGGATCGACTTCTACGAACAGGTACTCAAGCTGCCAGACACGGCCGGCGACGATGGAATGCCGAAGCCGTTCCTGCTTCACCCGTCGCAGGCGTTCATTATCGGGTCACTCTTTGGTTGGCTAGGCCCTGACGGCAATCGCCGATTCCGCGAAGGCTACATCGAAGAGGGCAAAGGGAACGGCAAAACGCCCTTACTCGCCGGCATGGGTAACGGCGAACTGGCGCTCGGCTTTGAGTTGGCCCCAGAGGTCTACTCAGCCGCAGTCACGCGCGACCAGGCGCGCATCATGTTTCGAGACGCCGATCGGATGGTGGACGCCTCGCCAGAACTCCGGCCGCTCATCACGAAAACCGTCAATAACCTCGCCTGTGGGCTGGGATTCTTCCGGCCGTTCTCGCGTGACCAGGGGGTCAAGTCAGGGCCTCGGCCATCGATGGCGTTGATCGATGAAGTCCACGAGCACCCGACGGGCGAGGTGATCAATAAACTGAAGGCCGGGTTCAAGTTTCGCAAGCAACCGCTGGCCGTGATGATTACGAACAGCGGCTTCGACCGGACGTCTATTTGTTTCCAGATGCACGAGCACTCGATCCGCGTGTTGCGTGGGCTGGCTCAGGACGAACGGCTGTTTACGTACGTGTGCGCGCTCGACGATGGCGAGGACCCGCTCATTGACGAGTCGTGCTGGGTTAAGACAAATCCGCTGCTCGGCGTCACGATCACGTTGGACTACCTGCGTCGGCAGGTCGCGAACGCTAAGAGTTTACCGTCGGAGACAAACATCGTTCTGCGTCTCAATTTCTGCGTCTGGACGAATCAGCACACTCGCGCGATCGATATGGCGCAATGGGCGCTGTGCCAGGCCGTGATCAGCGACGACGAGCTGATCGATCTCCCGTGCTACGCCGGGCTCGACCTCGGCATGAGCGACGACCTGAGTGCCTTTGTGCGGACCTGGCCGCTGGACGATGGCCGGTTGGCGATCCGGGCGCGTTTCTGGATTCCGAAAGCCTCAATCGAAAAGTTCCCGAATCGGCCCTATGACGAGTGGGTCAAGGCGGGCGTGCTGGAAGTGACCGAGGGTGGCCCCACAACCGACTACGCCACGATTCAGGAAGCCATTGAGCATGACTGCCTAGAGTCGGGCGTGCGAGCCCTTGCCTACGACAAGCGATTTGCCGAGCAGATGGCGCAGTACCTCGCTGGACGCGGCATCAACTGCGTGGACACCGCGCAGGGCTTCCAGCTCAACGAGCCAACGAAGCGGATGCTCGAAATGATTGCTGAAGTCCAGCTCTGCTGCGGCGGCAATCCGATCTTGTCGTTCATGGCGTCGAACTTTGTGATCCGGCACGGTCGGAATAAGGAAATCAGACCGGACAAGGACGCGGCCTCCGAAAAGATTGACGGCATTGTCGCACTGATCATGGCGATCGATCAGGGCGTTGTTCGTAACGAGGCGCCAGGCCGGTCTACGTACGATCAGGACAACGCCGAGGTGTTCACATGGTGAGCGCGGGCGACGTCGTGGTGTTTGTCGGGATAGGGGCCTTGCTCGCGGGCCTATGGGGCGCCTTTGGCTGGCCTGCGGCGGCCATTGTTGGCGGGCTGATCTTGCTTGTGGCCGGCGCACGGCTGCAACAGGTAGACACCACGAAGGCGCTCACGAAGGCGCAGGAGGTGGACCGCTAATGGGCCTCCTATCCTCGATCTTCCAGCGCAACCTGCCGGGCCTGGTGTCTGGCGAATATAACAACGGCGGATCAACGATTACCCCGGCGAGTTGGCTCGTCTCGGCGTTCAATGGCGGGAAGACGTCATCGGGGACGGTGGTTAACGAAACGACGGCCGAAGGGCTGCCGGCGATCTATGCCTGCGTGCATGTTATTTCCGAAACGGTCGGGCAACTCCCGCTGAAGCTCTATCGGAAGACTGGCAAGGGGAAGGAACCTGACCCTGACCATCCGCTGTACGCCGTGCTGCATGACTTGATGAACCCGGAACTCACGGCGATGCAGGGCCGGGAAATGATCACGCGGCATCTGGCGATCTGGGGCCGCGCCTACGCGATGATTCAGCGCAACGGGCGCGGTGACATTCTCGCGCTCTGGCCGTTGCACCCGGCGCGCATGTTCGTCGAACGCGACGGCCTCGGCCGCAAGGTGTTCAAGTACTACATGGCGAAGGGCGATTACCGGATCTGGGTCCATGACCCGGAGCGGCCAGACATCCTCCATCTGCACATCAACTCGGACGACGGGCTCGACGGCCGGTCGCCGTTGATGATCAACCGGGACTCGCTGGGTATCTCGGCCGCGGCAGAAGGCTACGTCGGGAGCTGGTTCGGCAACGGGGCTATTCCAGGCATTATCCTCACGTCGCCGCGTGCCTTGACGCAGAAGGCCAAAGACAACATCCGCAAGTCCTGGATCGACCGCTTCATGGGCGCCGGCAATGCGAACAAGGTGGCGATCCTGGAGGAAGGCATCACGTTTCAAGTCGTCGGGGTCGATCCCGAGAAGTCGCAACTTGACAAGTTGCGGGCGGCGCAGATTGAAGCGGCGGCCCGGATCTACCGTGTGCCGCTGTTCATGATCCAGAACCAGACGAAAGACACGTCCTGGGGCTCGGGGATTGAACAGCAGATGCTGGGCTTCATCAACCTGACGATGATGCCGTGGTTCATGCAGTGGCAACAGGCCATTGCTCGGGACTTACTGACGCGCCAGAGCGTCAATAGCCATGAGGCGATCTTCGTCGTCAACGCCCTGGTGCGTGGGGACATCCAGACGCGCTACAACGCTTACAAGTCCGCGGAGCGGTGGTTGCCTGCCGACGAAATCCGCGAGCTGGAAGACTTGAATCCGATTGGCGGGCCTGCCGGTCAGGTGTTGTGGTCGCCCAGTGGATCGATGCCCATTCTGCCGAACGCGCCGATCGCGGTGGAGCCTGAGCCCGCGGCGCCGTCTGTGGCCGAACCGAAGCAGGTGATGTGATGAGCGAAATGCGGATTCATCTCGTAGAGGAAGAAATTAGAGACTCATTCGCCGCTGGCGTCGAAGTGCGTGGAGGCGACGCGGATCAGCCGGCGGTGCTGGGTGGCTATGCGGCGGTGTTCGGCCAGGAGACGATTATTCAGAGTAACACCGGCCTACAGTGGCGCGAGCGGATTGCCCCGACGGCATTTTCTGAGGCGATTGGCCGAGACGACGTAATCGCCGCGCCGAACCATGACCATCGGCAGGTGCTCGGCCGGACCAAGAACGGCACGCTGGCGCTCAAGGTCGATGCTCACGGGCTGCACTATACCGTGACGCTTCCTAATACGACGGTGGCGCGCGATACCGTTGAAAGTGTGCGGCGCGGCGACTATTCCGGCAGCAGCTTCAAGTTCATCGTGCCGAAGGGTGGAGCGCGGATCGCGAAAGAAGCGGGCGTCGGGCCGGACGATTTGCCGTTGCTCATCATCGAGCGTGTGAAGCTCATTGATGTTGGGCCGGTGACATTCCCGGCGTATGAGGGCACGTCCGTCAGTGCGCGGAGTGTGCCTGAGATCGTGTCCACCTTCTATCGAGAGCAAGAGGCGGTAGCGCGAGAGGCTGAGGCGGCGAAGACGCCAGCGAGTCGCGCGCTTGAGGCGGCGCTGGCGCAGATTCAGGCGGCGCGGGCGCAGGTGGTCTAGATCGTGTGGGGGGAGCTGCGGTGTTCGGCGTGTATCAGCGCAGGGCGCTACAGCAAGATCCTCCTGAAGTTCACGCTCGGCGCGGTGTCGTCGGGCGCGGAGATCGAGGTGCGGTGTCGATGCGGGCACAGTGAGCGGCTGACGGCCGCGAATCACTACGGCGACGGGCAGAGCAGCTTCCGCTGTCTCGTGTCTACGCAAGAGTCAGCGGTGAGGCGAGTGATGTAACGAACGGCAGTCGGTCACAACGGAATCTATTATCTTGTGCTCCCAGAGGGCCTCCGAACGCGGGGCCTTTCTTTATTTGGGCTGGCTCCGCACACAAGGGAGCCAGTTATGGTCAGCGACAAGGTACTACGGGAACGGCGGAAGGACGCGCTCGACAAGGCTGAGGCCATTGTCACGCTCTGCAAGAGCGAAAACGAACGGGGGATGACGGAGGAGGAAGACAAGGACTTTCAGGCGCAGATCGCCGAGGCGACTCGTCTGGCCGGAGAACTCGAAGGACTCGCGCGC